AAAGTGGTGCCGCCGCCATAAAAGTTAACGTAAGTGACCTCACGCCCAACGCGAGCGGCGCGGCCTGCACAGGCGCCAAAATAACCAAAGTAGATTTTTTAACAAGCGACGGTACTGTTGCGATTATCTACAACGGCGGCACAGCCGCACGCGCCTCAACGCTTCCACCCGACTATGCTGACCAGTTAGATTTTTCTGGCTACGGCGGGTTGCCAAATAATGCAACCACGCCAACTGGTGATATAGCTTTTCAGACTGAAGCGGCTAATGTTGAGTACACTGTTATATTAACGATGATTAAATCATACGGGTAATTGATCATGGCTTTTTTAAAAAAAATAGTAAAGTCAATAAAAAAACGAGGTCGAAGCGTTAAGAAAAGATCTCGTCGAGGATCAGGCATTTCTAGCTTGGCAAGAAGTGGCGGACTTGGTGGTAAAGGCAGAAAGACAATTAAAAAACGTAGCAAGCGTGGCGGACTTTTAGGGAAGTCGTTCAGGAAATTTATGAGACGCAAAAAAGGCGGAATAGGGTCTTTATCTGGACGAAATAAAGTTCCGCAAGGTATTGGATTTTCTGGAAAATTTGAACCGCAAATTACTCCTGAGATGCAACAAGCGGCGGCTATGGCGGCTCAGTCTCAATTCATGCGCCCACAAATTACTCCTGAGATGCAACAAGCGGCTACTCAAATGCAACAGGGTATGAATCAACCAGCGGTTGCACCTAACCAAGGACAAGCGGCGGCTTTAGCGGCTCAGTCTCAGTTCATGTCTCCACAAATTACTCCTGAGATGCAACAAGCGCAACAACAGGGTATGAATCAAGGTACGTCCATTGAAGGGGACTACGATCCCAATAAAGATCCACGCGCTTTTCAAGGTATGCCCGCTCCTTCAGGTCTTCAAGACTTTATGGATCAAAAGATTGACCCTCAACAGCAAGGTCAGTTTGCTAATCTGCCCCCAATGGAGCAATTAAAGTATATGCAGGGTATGGGCGGTTCACAGATGGGGCCACGGGTTCCACAGCCAAAACCTCGTAGAGCGGTTCTTTATAGTCAAGGTATGGGCGGCCCACAGCCATTCCAAATGGGTTCACCATCAATGATGGGCCCACAACGAAGACAAATGCCTACAGGCTTCCGTGGAGGATTCCGTGGAATGGGCCCACAACGAAGACAAATGCCTAGAGGCTTACAAAGAGCGCCTAGCAGAGGAATGATGGGTATGTTTGGCGATGGCCGCTTTGGTGGCGGTGGCGGTATGAATAGGTAAAAACTTAAAGGGGGGAGATTATGGCATTTTTACAAAGTAACGTGCCGTATTTCAAGGCATGGGTTAGGCGTGAATACACTAACCCAGTCGGGGATTACGAAGGTGATTTTCTGCATTGCATGGTGGTTCAGGCCACCTCAATGCCGAACAGATGTTTAAGCTTCCAAGTTATATTTACTGGATGCGAAAGCGATGACACAGATGAGCCGAATGTACATGGCGGTGCAATGTGGGCGAGAATGCCCATCACTGCTTTGGTTGCTGACACTCCTTTGGAGAAGTGGCCAGAGCCGTTGCCCACTCATGTAACACAGCCGTGGGATTGCATGAGCCACGAGCATACGGTTCATGTCATAAGCAGGGCAACTCCTTCTCCTTGGATGGCCAAGGTTGATGGTGAGTTTTACCCAGCTAGATACTATTTTACTGTTGACTATACTGACAGTGAGATAGCGGACGATCCAGCACAGCACAAGCAGTCTCACGTTTTGGAGCTGTTGGACGGAGAATACAAGGGCAACATAGTAGCGTTGCCAAACAATCGTGTCAGGGTTACACACCCAGCATGGTTTGAAACAGGACAGGGTGCGCCAGACTTTAGGCCAAATCAAAACATCTACCATTCAAAGGACGATGTTTCTTACGTCTGGGACACCGACAGAGTTTTTAATAACTTATACGCGGAGAATGATAATGAAAAAGAAAATGATGGCTAAGGGAATGAAGAAAGGCGGTGCTATGAAAGCCAAAGGCATGAAACGTGGCGGCGCAGTTGGCAAGAAAAAGCCTAAAGGTATGAAGCGTGGCGGAGCTATGAAAGCTAAAGGCTACGCAAAAGGCGGCGTAGTAAATAAAAACAGTGGTCTATTTGGCCGAAGATAAGGTGAAATCTAAATGGCCACAAGCGGAACAAGGGCATTTGAATTAGACGTTGCCGATTATATCGAGGAAGCATTTGAGCGTTGTGGATTAGAGCTACGCACAGGCTATGATCTAAAGACGGCCAACAGGTCGCTTAACTTAATGTTTGCTGAGTGGGCTAATAGAGGCTTAAATCAGTGGACGATTAAAAGCAAAAGCATTCCTATGGTGGCCAACACTATCACCTACAATGTTGACTCAGTCAACAGCACCGCCACCATTGATGTTCTTGATTGTTTTATTCGAGAGACCGTTGGCGGTGTTAGCACAGACTATCCCCTGAACAGATTGTCCAGATCTGAATACTCTAATCTTGCGACTAAATCAACAACTGGCAAGCCTAATCAATTTATGGTTGACAAGTCAGTCTCACCAACGATTACGGTTTGGCCAGCTCCAGACAAAAGCGATCAGTACACTGTCATTGCAAACGCATTGTCTAGGATTGAGGACGCAGGCACTGCGACCAACACAGCAGAGGTGCCATTTAGGTTTTATCCGTGCCTAACCGCTGGACTGGCTTACTACATTGCAATGAAAAAAGCACCTGATCGCGTAGGCTTGCTTAAGCAGGTTTACGAAGAAGAGTTTGATCGTGCCATGTCTCAGGACGAAGAAAGAGCGTCGTTTAATATAGCGCCAAGCTTAAGAGGTTACGATACTCCATAATGGCATTTGCATCTGATAAGCGAGCATACGGCATCTGTGACATCACGGGTTTTCGGTATCGGCTCAGAGACATGAAGAAAACTTGGAACGGTCTTTTGGTCGGTCCTGATCAGTGGAGCCCCAAGGAACCACAGCTCATGCCCGTCCCAACCCCCGTTGACCCACAGGCATTAAAAGATCCCCGTCCTGATCAGTCATCAGACGGCAACGACAATAATTTATTTACAGTCTACTCTGGCTTTGGAGCTGGAATACTAGGCGTAAACCCTAGCACCCTGTCAATGACAGCAAGCGTAGGAACGGTGACGATATCATGAGCTACCTTAATTTAAACGCGCTTTTACAGGACGTTAACAACTACATGGAGTCATCTCTAAATTCGGGTCAAATTGGGCCGTTAGCTCAAACTACTGAGGATAGAATTAACAGCTTGGTTGTTTTGCCTACCGCAAAAAAAGAAGATGTGAAGGGTTTAGATATAAATACAGGTCTTGAAGATCTACCAGCAGACTTCTATGGGTTTGTCAGTGTCGCAATAAACGAAAACAATCTTACGACTGATTTTATTTTTCTTGAGCAAAAATCTACTGATTTTATAGAAACTGCTTTTCCAGCCGCCAACGCAACTGGCGTTCCAAGGTATTACGCGCTTGACATCAACAACGGCTCAAACACTGGCAAGCAAATTATAATTGCGCCCAAAGCAGATAAAGATTATAGGTTAAATATAAGATACATTGGTACGCCAACATCGATTGTGGACGGATCTGCCACTTACATTGCTCAAGAGTTTCCAGAGGCTTTGTTTTACGGAACGCTGGTTGAGGTCGCTAACTTTTTAAAAGAAGATCAAAGCATAATTGCTAACTTTGAAAATAGATTTCAGCAAGCAATGGCGAGAGTTAAGAATACCGTGGACGGTAGGATGGCGACAGACCAGTATAGGTCTGGCGAAAATAGAATTAATCCAAGCTAGGTAAAGAATATGGCAATTACATCAGCGGTATGCAATTCATTTAAAGTAGAGGCTCTAACAGGAACTCACAATTTTACTGCTTCCAGCGGTGATACCTTTAAGCTTGCGTTGTTTACCTCAAGCGCAGTTTTAAGCAAGAGCACCACAGTATTTAACAGTAGTGGCGAATCAAGCGGCACAAACTATTCTTCTGGCGGATCAACTATAACTAGTGTCACGCCTGTGTTAAGCGGCGATACCGCAGTTTGTGATTTTGCGAACGTAACATTTGTCAACGTGTCAATCACCGCTCGCGGCTGTCTCATTTACAACTCAAGCAAGTCTAACAAGGCCGTTGCCGTAATTGACTTTGGGTCAGATCAATCTGCCAGCAGTAGTAACTTTGTTGTCAGCTTTCCCACGGCAAACGCAACAAGTGCTATTGTGAGAATATTATAGTATGGCCTATCAGGACATAAGGTTTGCCGCAGGCATAACCAAAGAGGGTACGGAGTACAGTGACAAGGGTCGCTTTACAGACGGTAGCCTAATTCGGTTTAGAAAAAACAGAGCAGAAAAAATTGGCGGGTGGAAAACCTCTGGGGTGGCTCAGTCTTCTGGAGTTAGCCAGAATAAATTCTTTGAAGGCTCAGCCAGAGAATTAAAAAGCTGGATATCATTGAGTGGTCAAAAGTTTACAGCAGTAGGAACTGAACAGAAAATTTATGTAAAGTCTGGTGATGTATTTTACGACGTTACCCCTATTAATTCTGAGGCCGTCAGCACCAACATCTTTCATGTTAATGTCACAGTAGCTAGTGGCTCTAACACCATAAATTGTATATTTTTAACTAGCGGCGGAACTGTATCTCCGACCCGACCAGCATCAATAGGCGCTGGAGATACTATTCATTTTTCGGCATTTGGTTTCCAAGACATATCACTGGCTAATTTCAGCGTATCAGATATGTCAGCAGGCTTTACTGTCACCTTGGTCACACAAGGGTCTACTGAAATAATTACAGTTCCAGCTCCAGCCACTGCTACTTCAACCGTGCTTGGCAAGTTCATGTATGTGTCGGAAGTAGTTTATGGCTTAACGACCACTAGTGGAAGTTCAACATTAAAAATAACTTCTGGCAGTGATTTAGTCCTGACGCTGGACAGCTACATAATAATTTCGGGTGCGAGTGACCTTGGGGGCGGCTCAAATATTACTGCCGCAATGGTCAATCAAGAATACAAGATATCTGAAATAATAGACCTTCGGAACTTTGAGGTTGAGTTAAGAAATACAAACGGTGCGGCTGTTACAGCAAGCGCTTCAGTAAGCTCGGCTGGAGGCGCTAACATAGCAATAAGCTTTTTATTGGCGTCTGGGTTAAACGCTTACGTTAGTGATATAGGATTTGGTGCAGGCGTTTGGAGTGGTAATTTTGGTTGGGGCTTGGATGCCACACTTGACGCACAAAATCAACTGAGAGTTTGGACAAGTGACAACTTTGGGGAGAACTTAATAGCTTGCCCCAGAGCCCTTGGAATATTTCGATGGACTACATCTACAGGCTTTACAGATTCTTCGGGCGTGAGAACGGCAAGTAGAATGGAGGCGCTGGAATCTATTGATGGAGCCAGCCTAGTCCCCACGAAAGCCTTGGCTATAACCGTATCAGAAATAGATAGGCATTTAATTGTTCTTGGTTGCGATCCTATTAATGATGGTGGTACGGCAAGAACTGGCGTAATAGACCCCATGCTCATTGCATTCTCTGACCAAGAGAACGATTTAGACTTTGAGCCAAAGTTAACAAATACAGCGGGAAGTTTACGACTAAGTTCTGGCTCAACAATTATTGGTTCTATAAAGAACAGGCAGGAAACGGTAATATTTACAGACACCGCAGTTTATTCGATGCAGTTTATAGGGCCGCCATTAACTTTCGCCGTCAACCTAATCAATGAAGGGTCTGGGTTGGTCGGCCCCAAAGCGTGCGTAAACGGGCCAACAGGAATATTCTTTGCGTCAAAGACTGGCTTCTTTACATACACAGGCGCGGTCAGATCGTTGCCATGTTCTGTGCAGGATTATATCTTTGACGATATAGATTTAGGGCAATCGTTTAAATGCTTCATGGGCATAAACTCAGAATACGATGAGATGTGGTTTTTTTATCCCAGCATAGAAGACGGCACAAGAGAGATAAGCCGATACTCAATTTACAACTACGTTGACGGGTTTTGGTCTATTGGGTCGATGACTCGCTTTGGCTGGCAAGCCTCTGGCGTTGACGATAGACCTATAGCTACATTCTTTTCAGAAGAGATTCAGTCGGGAAGACTGTACGAACACGAGAATGGTTATGACGATGATGAAGCCGCAATGACAGGAGTTTTTCTGCAAAGCTCAGATATTGATATATCCTCTGGCAATAATTTTACATTCGTCAGGAAGATACTTCCAGACATAGAGTTTATTCAAGATCCTTTAATATCAAGCAGTCAAAATATGCAGATTGAGTTGCAGACTATAAGCCATCCCGCCGCATCAAGACAAGTCTCTGATAGCAATATAATAAACGTTAGCGATAGCACCTCAGTCACTAATGTGCGAGCTAGGTCTAGGGCGGTAGCGCTGAAGTTTAAAAGCAGAGACGATTTCGCTTCAAAAGGTTTCAAGTGGCAGGTTGGCACTAATCGATTAGATATTACACCGTCAGGGGGTAGATAGTGAGCTTTCTATTGCCGACAAACTTACCCCTCTCTCTTGACGAGGGAGTAAGGTCAGACATCTACAATCAACTAGTGAGAGTGCTTGAGCTAAACCTTGGCAGAATTGACGTTGCTGTTAGTCCAGTGTTTACACAGGCAGAAAGAGACTCCCTTAAATTTGCAAGTGGAGCCATAATATTTAATACTACTGATAGGGTGCATCAGGGTTTTGATGGTACAAGATTTAGAAATCTTTACGATCCTACAGCATTCCTAATCGGTCAATCTATGACCGCATCGGTCGGAAGCGTAACAGTGAGTTAACTATGAACGACATGAACTTAAGTACAAGAATGCAAGAACTTGCAATGATGGCAGACGGGGGTGCCGTTGACGATGAGCAGGCCATGATGATGGCTCAGCTTGATGAGCTGGGCGGATCTGATGAGGTTATCAGAGAGCTAGAAAAGGCTGATCAGTTTGCGAGAGAGGGCGGTCTTGACGAACAGACTTCTGGCCTAGAAGCTCAGATTGTTGATCTGCTGACAAGACAAGAGCAGGGGGACGATAGTTTTAGCCCTGAAGAAATGCAACTGCTTGAGGCTGTAAATGCTGAGGCTGAAGGGTTGGATTTAGATGACGATGATGATGATGATGACGATGATGCTCGCCTAGAAGATATAACCGAGGGTGATCTTGAAGAGTTCAGAGACGCGGCTGTTGGCCTTGCCTCTTTAGGAAGAAAAGGTGATGACACCATTGGGCACCTAACAACTGGCGAGGTTGTTCTGCCAGTGGAGATGATGGAAGACCCTGAGTTTGCACAAGCAATGATGACTCGATTTGAAGCGATGGGCATTGACCCCAGAGCGCGTGTTGTTGGTTCTGGTATCGCGTCACTAAATGATATTTCTGGTTTAGAAGAGTTTGGGTTTTTAAAGAAAGCGCGTAAGTCACTAAAGAAAAAAGCTAAAAAATTAGGTAAGTCACTAAAAAAAGTTGCCAAGGTTGTGGTCAAGGTTGTGGCTCCACTCGCGAGTATAATCCCCGGTCCTTGGCAACCGCTGGCAATAGGCATTACCAAGCTTAACGGTATACGAACAGCCGTAAAAGATGGCGACATCTTAGGCGGGATAACTGCAATGTCAGGGTTGGGCGGCGCTGGTGGAGGAATATCAAGCCTAACCAACAAGCTTGGCAGTATAGGTAAAAACATACTGGGCGCTGGTAAAAACTTATTGGGCGGTGTTGGTGGCGCTATCGGTGACGTTGCTAGTGGTCTCGGAAAAGGTATTGGCGGTCTATTTAAGGGCGTTGGCGGCGGATTTGGCGATGCATTTGGCACTTTGGGCGATGGCGTTAAAGGCGGTATTGGCGCACTGCTTGGCGGCGACCCATACAAGATTGGCGGATTTAGTATTGATCAGGGCGGACTAAACATACCCGGATTTTCAGGCGGAACATTTAAAGTTGGATTGGATGGAAAGGTTTCCCTAGATCAGCCTCAGTTTAATGCGCTTGAAGATAAATACAAAGGTAAGTTCGATACCTTCACTGGCGGTCTTGAAGATAAGTTTAAAAATAGCCAAATTGTTAAGTCTCTTAAAGATTATGAAATTAAGGGAGGAGATACTCTTAGTGATATAGCTCAGACAATGGGCGTTGACATGAAAGAACTTATGGAAGTTAACGGCATAACTAATCCTGATCAGATATTTGCTGGAGCCAACCTAAAGGTTCCCACTTACGAAACGACATACTCAGACCCCTTTGGGGATGGTGTTCTTGGATTTGATCCAAGCACGGGGATCGGCGGTTCGTATGGCCAAGGTGAAGGTCAGACATTTCAGCAGGGCGGCCAACAACCAGTAATAGTACAGAACCCACAGACAGGTCAGCCACAAATAATTTATCAGCAGGCGCCAGTTCAACAAGGCGGCGGGATGGGCGCATTAGGTAAAGGCTTGGCGGCGGGCATACCAGCCGCGTTGCTGGCTAAGTTTGCTTACGACGAAGCCAAGAAGGATACAGGTGTCCAGCAAAACCCAATGACCAGCATGAGCGGCATGGGTAGATTTAATATTGAAGAGGAAATAGCCAGACGTACAGGTAGATCAGCTCCGAACCCTGTTGAGTATGGTTTATTACCGCAAGGAACCCTTCCTCAAATTATGGCGGCGGCACCACCCCCTCAAGCAGGTGACCCTGTAGAGATGGCAACTCAAGCCTATGCAAACGGCGGTTATGTCGGACACTACAATGACGGCGGTTATGTCGAAGAAGACTTTATAGAAATGGACGGCGGCATATCAGGAGAGGGTACAGAACGCTCTGACTCTATCCCAGCCATGCTGTCAGATGGTGAGTTTGTCATGAACGGTCAAGCGGTTAGAGGCGCAGGCGGGTATCAAATGATGAACGATGGCGGTATCATTACACTTATTCCAAGCTCTGCCGAAAATAGAGGGGAAGGCACGCAGACGATGTACGAGCTGATGAATGAGTTTGAAAATAACGCAATGCCAGCGAGAGGTTAATATGTCACAGCAGAACCCAAATTATATATCATCAATTAATCGTAATGATTCGATGATGAACCCTCTCGCCCAGCAATTATTGCTTGGCGGCGGAGGAACACAAGGTTTTTTACCGCAGGCAATTACTGCGTCTAACAGGACATTCTTCAACGAGGACGGAACGCCAAAAGTTTACGGCCAAAAAGTGGCTGGCTTTAACCCAGATCAAAGACAAGCTTTCGGAATGACTCGCGATAATATTGGAATGCGCGACCCTTACTATTCTCAGGCGCAAGATATCTTTGGCGGCGGCCTTCAAGACTATCAAAGAAATTTGGCAAACGTCGGTAACATTTACGGTGACGCTCGCAATCAGTTTGGTGGACGCATAGGTCAGGTCGAAGATATTTATCAGCGCGGCGTGTCAGACTATAACACTGGGCTAGATGAGGTAGCAGGAATTTATCGCGACCAGAGAGATCGAAGATTTAATCCTAGAGACACTCAAAGATTTTTTAATCCGTTTGAAGATCAGGTCGTTCAAAGAACAATTACTGACGTTATGGACTCTTCCGCACAACGTGAGCAGGGGGCGCTGTCAGGCAACATTAGAAGCGGCGGACAGTCAGCGTTTGGCTCCAGAGCCAAGCTTGGCGCACAGGATAGAATGGAGGCACTTGGCAGAGGTCTAGGTGAATCAATATCAAATATCAGGCGAGGTGGTTATGACACTGCCATGTCAGCGGCTGAGCGTGACTACGGTCGAGCAGGACAGCAAGACATGACAGCGGCCACTGGATTATCAAACCTGTACGGGTCTAGATTTAATGCAGAGTCTGGTCTTGGCGCAAACATGATGGGAACTGGCCAGCAGATGTATAACATGAACACTGGATACGGTGGTCAAATGGCTGGGCTAGGTCAAAACCTTTACGGCGCTAGATCTGGTTACGCTAATCAGTTGACTGGTCTGGGTGATCAAATGTACGGTGCTGGTCAGCAGGACATCAACAGCCTGTTAGGCATTGGCGGCACTCAGCAAGGCTACAACCAACGGACGCTTGATGCTCGAACTGGAAATCAAAGACTTGGACAGCAAGCGTACATGAATCAAATCAATGCGCTTTCTCCCTTTTACAGCTCCGCCATCTCTCAAGCTGGTGGTCCTTCAAGCACAAGCACGGCATTCCAGCCTAAGCCAAGTGCTTTAGGTGCTGGATTAAATATGGGCCTTGGCGCGTTTGGCGCGTTGGGTAATTACTTCGGGCAGAGATAGCATGAAGACAACGAACTCGATTCCATTAAGTCAGTATTATTTGACCAACAAAGACCTTTTAAAGCCCAACCCAATTACCGATCAGGAGTTGCAGAGTCGTATTGATCAGTTAAACATGCTGGTTAATAAACCTCGCAAGATGACCATCTACGACATGGCTACCAAGATGAGTCAAGGGTTGAGTGCGAACGCTAAGAGTGGCAGACCCTCATCAATATCCTATGGATTGGCCGATGGTTTCAATGCGATTAGCAATTCAATAAATGAAAGAAAAGATTTGTCTGATAAGATTGGTCAAGAGTTAAAGATGATGGCCTACCAAGACCTGCAAAAGGAAAGAGCGAAAACTATTGAGTTTGAGCAGGGTATGTCAAATTTAATATTGAAAGATCAACTTACAGGCGACGACGACAATGACGATGGTTTGTTCACAGGCAGGTCAAGAGAAGCTCAAGCCTTTAATGTTATCTCAAAAGGTAACGATATGACAAACCCTTCGGAAGCTGAAAGAATTAGAAAGACCACAGGGTATCGTCTGGCCTATGCGTACCTATCGAAAGATGAAATTATAACCACGCCTACTGGTGACAAAAAAACAAGGCCAGCTTATGACTTGAATGCCATGCAGATTAAGAAGCCTCTTTATGCAACGGGCTCAAATCAACCAGCAACGACGCAGTCCAATCAATCTCCACAGGTTGTGACAGGAGCACCGCCCCCATCGAGTTATACATATACGGGAAAAGTTGATCCTGCTTCTGGAAAGAAATGGTATCAGGATGGGTTCAAGCTTCCCAACGGAACCATTACCTATGACCCAGTACAGTCAGGCATGCAGGGCGGAGCGCCTAACTATGTGCTCTGGCCGCCAAGTTAAGGAAACTATTCATGGCAAATTTTGCAGACGCAGTCAGTGAAGAACAATTTATTCAGCAGAACTCAGGATTTACGCCTGCCACTGTCGCAACCGATGTGCCTTCAGGGTTTGAGGAAAGAGGGTATCAAGAGGCAACACCTGAAGTTATTGAAGGGTCTGAATCAGTTGGTAAAAATCCATATTCCGCTGATCAAATGGATGCGGCGGCATATGCGGCTATCATGCTTGCAACCGATGAAAGGCTTAGGGGTCTTTCAAAACAATTTGATCCGATGAACTTTCGTGACAATCTTTTTGCGCCTAACATACCATTTTTAGGCGACCAATTTAAAAGTAAGTTAATGAGCTATCAAAAAAAACAATATGACAAAAACTCTCAAAGATTCATTGAAATGATTTTGCGGGACGAGACTGGTGCGGCGGCGAACGATGATGAGGTTACTAGGTTGATGGGTACGTTTGTGCCTGACTTTGGCTGGTCACCAGAAGAGCTATATGATCTGCAAAAAATGAGAGAACTTCATATAGACAGAGTTCTAGGAAAGGCAGGCAAGGCATATGAATTTTTTCAAGGTAATTTAGAAGAAGCCAAGTCATTCATTATTAAACGTGACAAAGAAAGACAAAGAAAAAAATTAGTAAAGATGGCTGAATATAAAGACAACGGCGACAAGTCTCCCGCAGGCAGGGAACTGCATAAAGAAGCTTTGCGAGATAGAGCTAGGGCTAAACAATATTTAGATCAACAAGGAATATATTATCAGGGTTCAAGTGGTGCCGATTCTTTACAAAAAATTGATGATCAAGGGCGGTTAATAAAATGAGAAAAGAAAGCGCAGACGACATAATAAAACGCCTTGACCAAAACGAAAGATTGTCGGAGGTAGGACGGGATGATGATTTGAATTATCCAGATTTTTCTACTGAGATAGAGCAAGATAAGCTTGAATTAGTAAACCCCGAAAGAGGCGCAGACCCAACAGTCCGCGCTATGGTTGGTGCGGCACAAACACCACAAGACAAACTAGAGACATTAAGAAATTATTACCCCGACGCAGTTCCTGTCGAAATATTCAGCCCACAGTTTGGCGCACAATCTTTCGGTAAAGGAAACTTTGTAATAACAGATCCTCAAACTAATGAGATGCATTTATTCGATGCAGATATTCGTCTGTTTGGCACACCAATCCCTGACATCGCAAAAGAGTTTGTTGGAGATCTGGCTGACGTCGGTCCTGAGATTGCTGAGTTTATTGGCGGCACCGCTGGCGGAATATACGGCGCAACCGTAGGTACAGCAGTACCAGTTGCTGGAACAACCGCTGGTTTTATTGCTGGTGAGGGCTTGGGTAGTGCGATAGCTCGTGAAGGGTACATTTCCGCACTTAACTTTCTTGGAGAAACCGAAGACAACAGAACTGGCTTAGAGCAGGTAAGAGATTTCGGTACGACTGCCGCAATTAACATGGCCGCAGGGCCAATTGTCAGTAAGACATTAGACGGTATTAAGTTTGTTGCAGGTGGGCCAATCAGGTATGCGGCTGGAGGGTTAAGCAGGACAGCAAAAGAAGCGTTGAAGATTATGAAAAGAACTGGTGTTTCTGCACCAACCGCTGGTCAGGTGACTATGTCCCCGTTTATTAATTTGTTTGAAAGCGCCGCAAGTGGTATGCCTTTTTCTACAAACGTCATGCGACAAAACGCTGAGCAAACTTTGCTTGAGCTTGAAAAGCAAGCGCTAGACAGGGCTGAGGCTTTGGGCGGTGGAAAATTAAGAACAACGTATCAGGCCGCTGAAGCTAACATGAGTGCGGCGCAAAAAGCAAGACAAGCTTATAACGACAAAGTTGATGAGCTTTATAAAGATTTTGAGCCGCTTATTCCTAGTGACCTAGTTTCTGAGGCGTCAAACACGGCAGAGTTTATTCTCAAATACACGGATGAAATGGGTGCCGCCTCCACTCAAAAAGATGTTCAGGCAATTGTAAATACTGCAACATCTATATTAAGAGATGCTACCGAAGGTAAATTAAATTATAAAATTTTAAAGGCGAAAAGACAATCAATTGGTCAGGATCTTAGATCTGCTCAGTCGGTAGGTGTTTTAGACGCCCAAGGTTCTAAGCTAAAAGAATTATACGCGGCGATAACCAAAGACTTTGATGCGTTAATTGATAATGCGGCAAGAGTTACTGACGACGTAAACATAACAAAAGGCTTTGAGAAAGCTAACGAGTATGTCAAAAATAATTTAGGGGCTGGTGGTGATATTCGTTATATTGATAAGGTTATCAGTGCGGGAAGAGATGAGGTAATACCAGCGCTGAAGTTGGTGCTAAGGGGCAGTAAGGACGGTGATGAAGCTCTTCGTAAAATTAAGAATAAATACAATGAGGAAGAGTTCGACATACTTCGCGGTTACATTTTAGGGCAGTTGGGTACGCCCACCGCTGGTCGAAGTGGAGCAACAAGTTTGCTCGGTGAAGCGGCTGAGCCCGAAGGTATGATTGCAAAATTGACGAGGGGATATGTCGAAGAAAAAGGTTTCTCACCGAAAAGATTTTTGACGCAATATGAGTCACTATCAAAAGAAGCAAAAGAAATTTTATTTGCTAATGACAAGGGACTGGCCAAGTCACTTGACGATTTAATATTTAGTATTGAAAGAGTATCTGCGTCAGCAGAGAACATGTCTAACCCATCAGGCACTGCAAGAATGCTTGGGGCGACTGCCTTTTTCTCTCCGCAGGCTGTTTCATTATACAGTGGGGCGGCGGGATCAGAAGCGTTTCTTTTTGGTATTGTAGCGCTTGCTGGATCTCATCGCATGGCAAAGTTGCTGACCAACCAAAGTTTTGTTAAGTGGTTAGCTGAGGGCACCGAAAAGGTAGCCTTCGATCCTGCAAGCTTCGGTCAGCACGTTAGACGCTTGGCGCAGATTGCATTGGTCAACCCAGAAATCAGAGAAGAGATTCAAGCCGTTACGATGGGGCTGACTGAAGAAACGCTGGAAGAGCCTGACTTTAAATACTCGACGAGCAATCAGCAGGCTCAAGATATCCCTCTTAACAACGAAGATAAGTTTCGGCAGAGGGTTCCTGCAAGTGTAGCTAATAAACTGTTGCCAAGCGAAAATGATCTCATGGCTGAACTTCAATCAATACAGGTTCCTGATATCGATCCAATGATGCCAATCGATGGAGGATACGAGATACCACAATTCGAGCCACTGCCTAGTGTTATGCAGGGCTCAGCAGACAGTCAGTTTGCTATGTCACCAACAGTATTACCTAACGCTGGGGACAGAGAAATTGCGATGAGACAGATGGAAGATGAGCAGGGAGGAATCGCCAGCCTAGGCTGATGGTTCAATCTCTGCTACTTCATCAAGATCTGTTTCTGGGTACATGCATATCACAGCACCATCAACGTCAAACCCAAAGTCATATCCCATGAGAACTTGATCATCATTCTTGATGACTAAGTTTCTACTGATCAATCTCAACAGCGCCGCCTGATGGTGAAGTGTTAGCCTGCTGTAAAATTCAATCACCTCTGCTGGGTTTAGCTGAGGGTTGTAACTCTGCGGCACTCTTACTGGCTGTTTCTTTGATGGCCATAATTTCATATTATTCACTCAACATTTTGTCTACTAATTATTCACTAAGGGTTGGAAATACCCGCTGATGTTCAGCCTCGATAAGTATCTTCAACTGGTCTATTTTAGAGCGGCGCTCCTTAAAACAAACTTCATTGAGCAAGTCATATGTGGCCTGATCGACCGCCAAGCTTTTACGCTGTGATCTGTCAGTTGTTGCCGTTTGGTCTTCGGTTGTCATGATCCCTCCCTCTGAGGATATTTAGAATGTTGCCAAGTTTACACGAATGTGTATAATGTTGCAAACGGATAAACATTAGGAAAATCAATGTATCAGCTAAAAAATTACATGCTTTCTATGCAGAGCAATTGGTTCATTAATCAAGCCCTTTACGAGGCTTGTATGGAATCTGTGCCAATGATCAATAAATTTAATGTAGGCGAGGGAATGGGTGAGCTTCCACAAACGCCTGTGAATAAGCTGTGCAAAGAAATTTATCCGCAGATATACAAATTCCCACTGTTTAGAAAATCATGGTGCAAGATGCTGGTCGAGGAGATTCAGCAAATGGAAAGGGAGGTTGGCTTTCATCCGAACGTAGAAGAAGATGAGGCTAGGCAAATCCCAGAAATGGTTCTGGCAGATAAGTGTCCAGAGCTTTACGAGCGGATGTGGTTCACTGTCGAAACTATTTTAAAGCCAGTTATATTTTCTTGTTATCACAGGTACGCTCACGACATTGCGACCATCCAGCTTGCCAACTACAACCCTAAAGATAAGCAGAAGGGGGCGTGGCATCACGATGAGAGTGCAGACGTATCAATAGTCGTACCGTTGAACACAGGCGAATATAAGGGCGGTGGAACGGAGTTTATGCATCGAGGCATCGTGAAGCCGTTGCCCAGCGGTCATGCGCTGATGTTCCCGTCGGCGTCTAGCATGCACAGGGGCTTGGCGGTAGAGAGCGGCGAGAGATACTTGCTGGTTTTTTGGCTGTTTGACAAGTCAATGACCATTGAGCGCTTAGACAGCATGGCCTTGTTAGAGTAATTTTAGTTATAAGAAACAAATTTGATATAACAAAACAGTATATTAAAACCTTCCTTTTCTTGTGTAAAAACTTGCACAACGACACGCTATCCTTTATAATAGACCCATAAACAAAAGGAAGCAACAAAATGAATACTCAAGAAAAAACAATTATTGCATCACTTTTTAACTCAATCACGGCTTCTAAAATTATGTTACGAGAAAACAGCGATCAAGAGTCTAGAGACATGTGGCGCAAGCTTCAATCTATGGCTTCCGTTGCGCTGGCTGATAAGTTTGGCATAGAGCTTGCTAGTCTTGACCTTGATAGAAGTGAAGTTGATGTAAATGGTGATGAATATAAGATTTTTTTATATGGCTACACTGAATTAGACGCTTAAGGGAGAAAAAAATGAACGAATATAAAACAGCAGATATAAAAATAAGCACAGATTCAGCGGGAGCAATGACTGCGGAGCATGAGTATCAAGGCATCTTGATGGAAAGTATGTTTTTTGAGTCGCGAGCAGAGTGCAGACGGCAAGCAGTCGAAGCTTTAAAAGAAGTCAAAAGTAACCAGATTGATTGGGATTGAATCTAACGGGGCGCAAGCCCCTTTTTTTTACTTTTATTTTGTATAAAGACTTGCACAACGACACGGAATGCTCTATAATAGACCCATAAACAAAAGGGAGCAACAAAATGAACACACTTATACCTTCAGAATTAATCTACGATCCTTCAGAATTAATCTACGATGCGCTTTGGGAAATAAAGGATCGAATTCTTATCGACTTAGATTTGAATCCTTCTGAGCATAGCATTGGCGGTATGCACTTTAGTAAAAACTATGAGATGGTCGAGCTGGACATATATAATAAAGGCGGTCGGTACGTTACTGACGCTTGCCTACAAGTATCAGACACTCTAGCGGGGAGTTTTTAATGGACAATCAAGGTGAAGTAGAAAAAAGCGCGAAAGAATCTTTTGATGAAGATGTGAAAGCCAGTGAAGGCTGGAGGGGTAAGCACATTGATGAAATCGAAGAGGCTATTGCATTCTGGTTTAATGTTATTGATGAAGGGGAGAAAAATGAATAGAAGTGAAATGGTAAATGATAAGTTTGAAGTGTTGGTGGGAGAAATCGAAGCGCATGATTTTCTTTACACTTACAGCGATGATCGCAAGGTTTGGAAAAAAGGCGTTGATCATCGAGACAAAATCGAAAATATGATCAAAGAGCTTGGCGACATTGATGAAGATTTTGAGATTGTGGCTAGGCATCTTTACTCGTTAGCTTTTCGGACTCGTCATCCTGACATGGCTTAGGCTTGTCTTTTTTCATACGCTCTGCGTAGTGGTTTAAGTTCTCGCCGAACTTGTTTTCAAACCACTGCGACCAGAGCAACCCTCGCTTAGTTTTTCTGTGTCGTCTCGACCATGCATAACGTGCGGCGTGATACTTAATATCCGCCGCCCATTTATCTTCTCTTGCCTGTTCTCCCTCAGTAAAGATCATCAAGTTTAAACTCGATAGTCTTATCATTATTGTAAGGCTTGTATTCACCTGACTCTCGGCACTTGATTCCCATTGCAAGAGCCTGCTCGTTTTTTTCATCGCCGTATGCAATGGCTTCTTCGCTGAGCGTGTAAACGCCGAACGGATAAGGGTGCGCTTTTTCTTGCGCTAAGAAATAAAACTTTTCTGTTGGCAATCCAACCGCACGACAGGCTCGAACATAAAATGCGGCCTGCTGAAAATATCGAAAAGAATTGATTGCTGACTTAAATCCACGAGGCGACCCATCACGGCAGGTTTTCAAATCCCA